ATGTGCAGTGTTTTGTAGTTTGTCAGATTAAGACCAGAGAGTGTTTGGCTGTTTCCAGAGGTAGTGTTAAGCTGCCCCAAAAACACTGTAGGACGCAAGTTAGCAGGGACACTTGCATCACCTTCTGCAATAGCCAGAGGGTTATCCCGCCACTTCTTAGCCAGAGTAGCAGTCAGAGGGGCTTCGGGATCGGTTTCAGTATCCGTAATGGCAATGTAAGCTGTCATTGTCGGGTTCCTTTAAATGAAGATGTACGGACCTGTTCCGTCAGAGAACAACAAAGTTGAACCATTGACGAACCAAGAGCCTTCTTTTTTCTGCGCATCTGTAGCAAGACTATACACAGGTGAACTGTCCACTCGAATGATGCCAAACCGACCTTCATAGGTAAACGCTTGTGCAGAGATTTCAATCTCATGTCCAGAACGCTTTTCAGTTCTCTTGAAGACTTGGATCAGCTTCTTTACAGGAAGACCTGTTTGATCTGTGACAATCCGACTATCAAGTTCAATCACATCCACAAGGCTGATCGCCCTATCTTTGGCATCCAGAAGGATGGTGTAGTTGATAGGTGGTGTGTTGAAACGTTTGAGAAGACGAATACCAAGGGTCCTTACAACCGCATCAGCACCATTGTTCAACCAACGACAAAAGACCTCTTTGATCTTAGTGTCGTTATAGGCATTGTCACCTTCAGCATCGGTGTCAATCAGAACGTTGATTTGATCGTAGTAACCCTTGTCCTTGTAGTCTTTTGTTGGGTCAGACTGCTTGCTGTAGAAGTGGACCTGAGTGATCCGGTCTTCATCCTTGTCTTCTTGCTCAATAAACTTGATGTCGTTCCTGTCCGACAACGGAGTGATCTGAGCATCGCCGACAGGGTGGTTGGCTTGAAGCTTGATTAGTTGATTGACTTCATCCCACCAGATAGAAAGCCCAAGTACAGACAGTTCACCAATCAGTTGAGCAACACCAGTAGGTTTGGTGATTACAGTATCAAGGACTAGTCCACTCAGCCACTTGTCAATCTCAGGTTTCCACTCAGTCCAGAGGGGAATGTACGAGGAAGGGACGCCAGCGTAGTTTACCAAGAGGTCGTAGATCACTTCGTCAACACGTTGGGCAACAACATTCAAGGCCACTTGGAAGGAGTCACCAGCATTGTGAGGTGCTGCAACAGTCCCGTAAGAACCTCTATCATAGAGGGTTACAACATCACCAGAACGAGTATAGGACAAGACTTCTGAACCAATCGTCACCCAAGCTGCGGTAGGGTATGTAGAACCAATGCCAGCAGGGGTCAGTGTGAAAGTTTGACCATGATCCGCAGTAACAGCACTGCCAAGTTTACCACTGGACGGTTTAGGGGCAACAGCCTTTTTGTCGTCAGCGAGAGCAAGGATGTCTTTACCTTCAAAGGTCACATTGCCATCTTTGTCAGGACCAGTCATGTTAGTGATGATGAAGTGACGGGTTTGCTCTACAGACAGAACGCCCCCATCGACATAGCCATCAACAACACGAAGACTGCGACCCGCATAGTAGGGCCACCTCGACCTCAGTTTGGTGAAAAAAGTCCCCCGATCAATAGGGTTGTAGCCAAGACCGGAGGATTGGGCAGCACCGCTAACACGTTGAGTCTGATATTTATCGACACCAACATCATCTGCAACGAAGTCTTTAAGTTTAACTTCTACAGTTGCCCTTCGTCCAAAGGCTCCAAGACGATCATCCCCACCAGCAATATTAACTGTGCTAGAGAAAGCGGTAATACCACGTTCCTGTAGGCAAGGGTAAGCGTTAAGACCTTTGGGAAGGTTGCTACGGTTGTTGACAAACTTTAGGGTGAGTGCTGTCTTTGTGAAAGCAGGCTTTGCTTGGCAAGTCGCATAAGTGTTAAAGCATTTCTGTGTACCAGTTGTCCCAAGAACTGCCGTGCAAGGGGCAGTCCTATAAGTCAAAGAACAATAGTCAACGTCAATCTCAACGATTTGAATAGGCTCTCTATTCGCCATAAGCATAGACCTCCATACCCACACTCATAAAAGCCCCAGAGTCATCATAGGTTGGTGCAAGAACACTGTTCTCAGTTCTCCAAACATAGCCAACATCTTTCGTAAATGTTGCAGGACCAGCGGCCCAAACAAAGGCTTTGCCAGTGTTGTAGTGTTCACGGAAGGGAAGAATAGTAGATTCACCAAAACTACGTTCAACAGCAACAAGGTTAATTGTTGTTTTACCACCTTGACGAAGAACCCTGTTACCGAGGAATTGTCCACCAATTGTTGTAGAAGTTAGCAATTCATAAGTTTGCGACAACCAAACAGGTGTATAAGGTGGCAGAACGCCAGCGGGAAAGTTGAACCTCTCTCCTGCCATTGCAACACCAATGAAAGGTGGGGTGCCATTACTGAACCTAAAACGCCAGTATCTAGCAGAAACTGAGTTAAACAAGCACAAGATTGTCGTGTCATCTGTAGGAACAACAGTGGCCCTTGTTGTCCAAGTGATGTTATCTGTTGAACTTTGGACTTGAACAGTATTGCCACTTGTACCACAATTATGAGCAACAAGAGCGGCACTATCCACAGAGACAGCACTACCCTTGTTGATAGTCAAAGTGGCTGGCAATGTAGTCGGTTGCCAAGCATTATAGGTTGCTTCCGAAATAGCGTTCTCTTTAGGATAGCCAGTAGCTTCGCTAGAAGCAGAAAGTGTGCCACTAGCGAAGATATTGTTCCACAAGATAGTAGGAAGACTATCAGCATCGGTCGGAGTATTCTCAATATTAATAGTCATTCTCTTATCCTATTATCGGGCAACCATGAAGACTTTGCCACGTTTGTCGTTTTCATCATAGAAAGCTTCAAACAGGTTGATGAGGGTTTCACCACTGTAGAGACTTTCAGGGCTGATGCTGTCAATGAAGACAGTCTGCGGAGCGGGTGCAGAACCAGAAGAAGCTGCCACAGTAGCAGAACCCCGGTTCATCGAACCGCCACCACTACCGCCACCTTTGATAGCGGCAACAGCCGCAAGACCACTAGACAACGCACTAGCAGCAGCACCAAACCTTGCAAAAGGACGACCAATGAAAGAGGGGTCTTTCAAGACTTCCGTAAATGCAACATAAGAGTTAATCAAAGCTTGTGCAGCACTAAAGATACGCATAGCCTTAACAGTCCTATCCCCACCAGCTTGAGCAACAGCAGCCATACCACCAAAGAAAGTGGCAGCATCGCCAAGGGCTGTGGCATTGCCTTCATCACGGATACCTTTGAGACGATCCTGATACTCTTTCTCAAGTCTCAGTTTAGCCTCATTGTAACCACCAATGATCTGCAACTCACTCTCAGAAGCAGACTTCAGTATGTCTTGACTTTCGGTGTACCACTCTTGAATGGTTTCACGCTCTGTCTGAAGTTGGTTAATCAAACCCTCTACAGGATTTGTTCTAGAACTCCCGCCACCAGATTTTGTATCAGGATAATACCCAAAGTCAATATCTGTCGGCCTAGCTTGAGGTCTTTGCGAACTAGACGGTGCAATACCACCAAGAGCGGGAGGAACCATACCAAGAGGGAGGTTCAAGTTATTCAAACCGTTGATGTTGTTAGAGGCAGGTCCAGAAACCATACCACCATTGTTAGCAGCAAGTTCCCTTGCCTTATCAATAGCAGCTTGAATAGGTCCAAGAAGGTTTTTGAAAGGTGCTGACAAATCCATTGTCGAGATTGTCTGCATAATCCCTTTAAGAGTTTCCGTTGTGTCCTTGATAGCTGTAGCTTTGAGTTCTTGATTCGCTTTGGCTTTCAAAAGTTGTTCTTCAACAACCCTTTGTTCTTCAAGCTTCTTTCTAAGAGCCTCTGCTTGTTTTTCAAGAGCAATCGCGTCATTCATGCGGGCTTGTGCATTAAACCCTTCTTCTTCCATAGCTTGTTGTCTAAGCGCAGCCGCATCTACCTCTAGGCTAATGATCTGCCTAAGAATTTCACCTTGAGTAGCTGTTTGATACCCTGTTGCCACAGCAAGAAGTTCATTCTTGGTTGCTCTTGTCTGGTCTTCCAGAGACTTGAGGGAGTCTTTCAAGTTGTTTGTTTCTTGGGTAGCTTCCGAGGCACGGTCACGATAAGCTAGATAAGCTGTCGCAAGAGAGATACCAATACCAGCAATAGCACCCCCGATACCGGGGATCAGACCAGCAAGCTGAGTAGCCTGTTGCCCAAAAGCAACAAACACGTTTGTACCAGATTGCATTTGAACAAAGAAGTCACCAACCTGATAGCCGACTTGTTGAGCAACAAAACCAAAGTTGTTTAGCCCTCGACCAGTTTGATTGATGTGTTGGCTGAAACGGTTGTTGGCAAGGTAGGCACCTTCAGCAGCATTAGAGAACTGTTGATACTCCATGTTGAGTTGTTCAATAGCCGACTCATGTTGTTTGACAGAAGTGATACCAAGCATATGTGCGCGGTTCAATTCTTCAAGAGAACGTTCATAGAGTTGAGAGGCCGAGTAAATCTTGTCATACTTCTGACGAAGACGTTCAATCTCTTGCTCTAGAGCGCCAAAACCAGCACCAGAGTTCATAG